CAATGCCAGCGGAACTACTGGAGGAGCACGAAGCTGATTGGTTTCAGGCGTGGAAGGAGAGTGGATATGACCAGCAAATCTTCATGCCTTACTTCAAGCAGCTCGATAACGAAACTGGAACGGGATACCGCGAGTGCTTCAGTTCAGCAGCTGCGATGGTGGCAGCGTTTTACAAGAAGGTGCGTACAGATGATGAGTACAACGAGATCCGCGCCAAATACGGAGACACCACGTCAGTAGAGGCTCAGCTGGCAGCGTTACGAAGCCTGGGTTTGGAAGCTGAGTTTCGGAAAGACGGTGACGCTGACATGGTGGAGCTTGAGATTGAAGCTGGCCGTCCGGTTTTGGCTGGATATTTGTCTGCAGGCAACATGCTTCGTGGTGAACCACCAATGTGCAGCGGCTTAGGTTGCGGACACTGGCTGGTCATTAGCGGGTTCGCAGGAAAGAACAGCAATGACCCGGAATGGATCGTTCAAGACCCTCGTGGCTATCCCGAAATGGAGAAGGGCGGTCATAGCAATCCGCATCTGGGGCGTAACGTTCGCGTGAGGCAAGCTGCGTTTTACCAGCGTTGGCAAGCGGAAGGACCTGGAACGGGCTGGGTAATTCTCGTCAACGAGTGATCGACATACACGAAAACGCTGCTTACTATTCCAAAAAGTACATACTGCAACAATCCGATGGGCTGGGCAGAATGGATGGTCGTCAACCAGAGTCTGGAAGAAGAGCTGGAGTTAGAGCGCAACGTGCGAAACGTTCAGGGCTGTACTGATGAGAACGCCCTAAAAGAGTTATGCGTATCCCTGGTTCGCACCAACTGGCACCAGTCGAAGCTGCTTAAACAAGCAGTGGGGCACATTGGGGAGTTAGACGCAATCAATGCAGCACAGGGATGATCTCTACCTGTCTGCCTGACAGAGTGGCTGCGTCCCTGGCGCGTTCAAGGCTGCTGTAACTACAGGCGTCGTCTGCTCTCTCAGTCCAATAAATGTCGCCTGAACCTGCATAGAGCGCAGAAACGAACAGCGGCTCTGCCTGAGCCGCCTTAAGAGCAAAACGCATGGAACGATTTAATCGTTGTTTTGTTTGGTCCGGCCCTCAACCTGCTTACGGACGGACTGCCGCCACCTAGCGAGGTCTTGAGCTTCGGCCTCGCTGTAAACGGTAGGCGAACTGATGCGCTTCAACTCCGAATACACAGCTTCTCTTATCCAAGCTGTTGCACGCTGCTTGTTCTTGGCAGCCTCTTGCTGCACTAACTCTGCTCGATTGGGGTCAAGCAGGATCTGAAAATACTGCTTATTGCCGTGCCGGATAGCCATAACGTTTAATGTGCTACACACACGTTACCATGTGATAGAAGAATCGACCTTCTTTTTCCACGCATTTGCTTGAGCGCGACGAGCTTGGGCGCGCTGATTTGTACAGCCCGCCCTTACTTCGTGTGCTCCCTCTAAGAACATTGCAGCTCGCTGCAAGTCACCCGTTGTCGCTGTTCGGATGGCTTTGTTTAGCCGCTCCATCACGAGTTGCCTGCCTGTACGCGGCATCCATCGCCTCTCGGAAGTCTTGGTAGTACGTTATCGCCCCTTCAAAGTTTGAGTACCAGCCCTGATCAGTGCGGTAGATGCTGATCATCAGTGGGTCTCCTGCCAAGTTTTGCCGAAAGACACCTCAGCCAAAGCAGGGATCTCACCCAGCCACTTGGCCTCTGCCTCTTCCATTACCTGTTTTAGGGTCGCCGCCCACTCTTCAGCTGCATCTTCCCTAACAAGCAACAGAATTTCGTCATGCACTGCAGCAGCAATACGAACGGTGTCCTCACCCGCTGCTTTGACCTTCGGCCAAAGGTTGCCCAAAGCGCACTTAAGGATGGCCGCGCCAGCTCCTTGAATCGGCGTGTTGCACCTGACAGTCAGCCGGTTCATGTCGCCCTGCAGATAACGCCGCATCCCTGAAAGCGGAATCCTGGTCTCGGCCCACTTGTCATACTTCGTGCGATCCGCCTCTGCCGCATTGTTCTGCTGCCACTCCGCCACTCCCTGGAACGCACCGAGCCACTCATCTCTGATTTCCGCTGCGCGTTCTTGCGTCATGGTGATGCCCATGCCGCCTGCATAGTTACGCAGACCTGCGGGGCCGGAGCCGTACAGCAAACCAAAGTTGGCTGACTTGGCTGTCTGACGATCACAGCCGATGGCTTCCGCAGTAACGGTGTGCGGATCTTCCCCAGCCTGGAACGCAACGGTCATGCGCTCGTCCTTTGCCACTGCTGCCGCAAGGCGCAGCTCCATCTGGCCAAAGTCAGCATCAACCAGCAGCCAACCTTCAGGCGCTTCAACGCAACTGCGGAACTGTTTGTCACGCGGAATCTGCTGATTGTTGGGCTTGATGCAGCTCATACGGCCTGACTCCGCGCCCAACTGCATGTAACTGGCACGCACGAAGCCAGCAGCGTCCATCTTTTCCTGGATCGACTCGATCATCTGCCGACGTTTTTCACACCTTTTCCACTCCAGGTAAATTTGGATGACCTCGTGATCTGCGGCGTAGGAGCGCAGTGCCTGCCTGGATGCGCTGGGCTTACCGTTGGCATCACGCGGGGGCTCACCAAGCAATACGGTTATTTTTTCCACAAGCTGCTTGGGGCTGTTGATGTTGAAGCCTGCGTACTTCTTGGTGCCGTCCCGCACTTTGCCCTCATCTTTGGCCCGCAAGTTGAAGCTGCCATCTTCATCACGCGGCAGCTTGTGCTCTTCTGGCATCGCAGCATCCAGCTGCAGCACGAAGTCTTTGGCCAAGCCCTTGATGTCGTGCTCGTAATCGACCTTGCGCTGCTGCAAATTCTCTGCGTTCCAGGGCAAACCAGTGCGCCACATCTGCGCCATTGCAGGCAAAGCGCGGCACTCAAGCTTGAACGCTGGTCCAAGCCTGTCGCGACTGATGCGATGCTCCAGGATTGGGTCAAGTTCCATCAGAGCCGCAACGTCGTTGGCCGCATACTCCAGTTGTTCTTCGCTGAGTTCGCCGCCCCAGTCAGAGCGCTGCTGTTCTTTGGACAGTTCTTTTTTGAGGTAGCGCTTTACAACGCTGTCGAGACCATGCTTCGTATTAGACAGGCCATTGGTGAGAAGTCGGCTGGCCAGCATGGAGCAACGGACCCACCCAGCCGGATAGATGTCGTGTTCCTGGAGCCAGCCAAGATCGAAGACAGCGTTATGGGCCAACCAGAATCGGGTTGGAGTGCGGAAGAACTGGCGGAGATCAGCCCAGTCGCCTTTATCAAGTTGAAAACAGTCGATCAGAACAATAGTGTCGCGATCCCGCGCACCTAACTGCAAGAG